TTTAACCTTTTTAGATACCGTATCTTGACCACTTAACTCATTTTGACTTACGGCTATAGCTTCGTTAAGGCTATTTAGCTTTTGTTCATATTTTAGCCTATTTTCTTTGTTTTCTTCTATCTTATTTTGTTGAACCGTCAGGTTGTCGCTACCTTTGGTTTCCAGAGTGGTTAGATACTTTGCTTCAGTTTCATACTTGGTCTTTATTAACTCACATTGGTGCCTCACCTCCGTAAGTTTTTTTTGAAGTTCGCTCTGTTGGGAACGCAAAATTAGGTCCATAAGGCCAAAAACTCTAATATCAAGTATCTCTTCTACAACTTCTCGTCTGTATCTTGGTTTCATCTTCATAAAAGGTTCATAAGAAGAAGAACCTAATAAAACCACCTGAATAAATGACCTGTAATTTAATTTCATTATGTTTGTTTCAAGGTACTTTTGATAATCAACATTGTTGGCGTCTTGATTAATAAGTTTACCGTCACAAAATATTTCAAATAGATTTGGTTTTATACCTCTTCGTATAATATAGTTCTTAGTACCTACATCAAACTCTACCTCTACAATACAATCACCATTGTTAATGGTATTTACCATTTGTTCTTTCTTAATAATTCTAAATGGTCTATTGAATAGCACAAAACATAATGCGTCTAACAAGGTTGACTTGCCTGTGCCATTTGTACCTACAATTAAAGTAGTTTGAGATATACTTAAATCTATCTCTATTGGCTGATTGCCTGTTGATAAAAAGTTCTTATATGATATTCTTTTAAATAGTATCATTCACTAGCTTCCATGTACAGTTCTTTTGCAAACTGTTTTAATTTTTGTTTATCTAACTTTATATCTGTTTGGTCTATATAGTTGCCTAAAAAAGTAAGTGTATCTTCACCTTGTTCTAATATATCTTCTCTTACTGAGGCGCCAATATCCGTAGGGTCTTCTATAACATCAATAGCATGTATGTTAATAGAGTTGTATAGTCTATCCATTAGTCTTTCAAACATGTCATTGTCTGACCTATTAGATACAAACAACTTAACAAAACATTTATCAAACTGATTTATTTCTAATTCATCATAATTTGTTTCTTTATCGTTATAGATAATCTTTTTAAATAGTTTATTAGGATTTTCTACTCTTGTTAGTTCTCTTGTGTCTGTATCAAAGATATGAAACCCTTTAGGACATTCATAGTCTGACCATGTCATTTCATACTGTGTGCCAAGGTAATAGATATGACCGTCATCTGATTTTTTATGAAAATGTCCAGATAAAACTTTTTCAAATCTTTTAAATATAGACTTATCTAAACCATGGTCATTAAAGTGTCCATTATGCATTTCAAAACCTTTTACCTCTAGGTGACCCATTGCAAAGGTGGCTTTTGTATTCTCTATTGTTCTAATACTTTCTGCCTCATTGTCATCACAAATCCATGGTATAAACAATATTGGTAGACCATCAAAATTAACTGTTGTTGATTGTGTATATACTTTGGCGTCTTTACATATGTCAAGATTTTGCATAGCATTAACTTCATTTGTATTCTTGTAGTATGTGTCGTGATTGCCAATAATAATGTGTGTATCAATACCTTGTTCGTCTAGTCTATTCCAAAATACTTTTTTAAAGTTATGAGCTGTATTGTGATTAATAAACTTTCTTCTATCTACCACATCACCTAGGTGTATTAAGGTTTTGATACCATATTGTTGCATATACGGAAAGAACAAATCATTATAAAATTTGTTTTGAAATTCAATAAATGCTGGTGAATCATTACGACACCCGAAATGGGTATCATTCAATAATGCTATCTTCATTTCTTTTTAGATTTCTTTTTGGCTTCTGTTTTGTGTTTTTCTTTCTTGGTAGGTTCTTCTTGTACCATATTTTTTTGTAGAAATTCTGTAAACTGATTTTTAAATTCTCTTTCTTCACCTGGTTGTAAGGCCATATCATCATAATTCGCTTCTTGAATCATTCTTTGTTTAATGGTTACCTGTTTCTTTTCTTTCTGTATTCTTCTTATAAATGCATAGTAGATTATTTGTGTGAAGTAAGCAAACGGATTGTTTGATTTTTCTGGATTAAAATTATTTAAATACTGTAAACAGTTTTCAATACCATCACTAATCATATCATCTCTATATGTGTAGTTGATAAAGTTAGGTCTATATGATAAGTGATTCGCTATTTTTAGAAAACACTCACCAACATAGTCGGGTACTCTAGGATTTTTCTTTCCTGCTTTTTTTGCTTTGTCAACAGTTTTTTTATACTCGACCATAGCGGCCAAGAATTCTTTGTTGTTGACATAATGTTCTGCTTTTGCTTTTGATTTTGCCATAATATCCTCAATTTGTATCTATAATACTCTATGTTGACATAATTGTCAAGCTTAGGTTGTTTTATATTCTTTTCATTCCACGGTTGACAATATATTTTTTTGGCGTATAATAACGGTGTCCGTTTTCAGAAACACCTTTAGGTACCTAATGTATTGTCGGTTCGTCCATATCATCATCAAACTCATCAAAGATTTCATTTAGTTTTTTATTTTCTTCGGGAGAGAATTCTTTTCTATGATAGTTTTCATCTCTCTTAGGTTTATCTAAGTTATCATAGTTCTTAATAATCTCACCATAACTGCCGGCCATCTCTAGCGAGGCGTTGGTGATTGTCATAATTTTATCCTTAGGAATAGTTACTATCTTATCGCCAGTATAATTTGTCCAACGAATCAAAGCAATATAATCTCTAAACCCCATAGGTGTCATTTGTGGAATATATTTGATTTGTAAAGGTTTGTCTAATCTAAGTAATGCACCGTTATCCGGCAACTGTTTGTCACCAGTCGGTAAAACAGTAACAATGTCGTCACCGTTAATTAATTTTATTATTTTAACTGTTTGATTCATTGTTTAACTCTATGTTATGTATTTCATAATCAAAGTCTTCCTCACTATAGATATTTATCCTTTCTCTAAAGTGATTAAGTGTATAGTTCTCTTTGTCATTATAGGACAAGTCATCTGCAATATCATATAATGTAGCAGAACCGTTGTTATCTTTTAGTCTTAAACCTCTGCCTATTGATTGTAAATTTCTTATGCGAGATTTAGAAGGACTAGCAAAAATAATGTTATGCAAATTCCGTATATTAATTCCTGTGCTGAATGTCCCATACGAAGCCACAATAATAGCTCCATCAGCTTTCTCTGTAATTTCTCTAATCTTTTCTCTTTCGTCTGTATCAACTCCTCCGTGAACATAAAATACCTTCTTATCTTTTGCTTTATTTTTTATTGATTCGTATAAGTCTTTACCGTGTTTTTCAACATACTGAAACAAACACAATGTATTGCCATTTAATCCAGCCGCCAAATTTCGTATAAACTTATTTCTTTTATCTGATTGTACAATATAATCCATCTCTTCTTGATAGTTCATACCACTTACATGTTTACACTCTATAGCACCATGTTTTAAAATTAAACAAAATATTTTTAAGTCTGCTAATTGTTTTTTTTCTTGTAGTTCTACTGTAGAAACCACTTTATTAACTGTACCAAATAGTCCTTCTAACACAAGTTTATGTGTTTGTGTACCATCTAAAGTACCAGTTAGTCCTATTCTATATGGGCACTTTTCTAATTTTGTCAATATCTTAGTTAGTGAAACGGCCTTAAATAAATGTGCCTCGTCACCTACTATCATACCAATATCTTTAAAATATTTTTTTGGTTGATTGTATATTGATTGCCATGTTGATATGACAACAGGTTTACTTGTTTCTTTAGAGTGACCTTGATAAATCCTATGTACATATTTTTCAGGCGACCAGCCATAATCTTTAAAGTCTTTAAATAATTGTTCAACCAAAGATGTAGTAGGTACAATAATTAATATCTTTTTCTTATCTTCTTTTAACCGAAGAATGTTAAACCTAATAAGAAGATAGACAATAAGAGATTTTCCACTAGCTGTGGGTGAAAGTAATAAAGTCCTATTTTTTCTAACTGCATGTATAAA